CCCTTTGAAAAAATCCGAGTGGACAAGGACGAGCGGATGTTCCAGGTGGCCGATTGGTACGACGACGCAATGGTCCAACTCTACCCCAAAATCGGCGATGTAGAGAAAATCCCCGCCTTTGATGCTGACAACCGAATCGGTAAGCAGTTGTTCTATTACAGGGTCTATGCAGCAGGCGTGAAGTCCTATCCCCTCCCCGAATACATGGGGGGCTTGGCGTGGATTGAAGCGGATGTGCAGGTGGCGAACTTCCACAACAACAACCTGCGCAACAACTTTTGGGGTGGGTATCTCATAAACTTCAACAACGGAATCCCGACCCCCGAAGAGCAGGGCGACATTGAGCGTCAAATCAAGCGCAAGTTCAGCGGGACCGACAATGCAGGACGCTTTGTTGTGACCTTCAACGACGATGTTTCAAAGGCCCCGACGCTTGAACCGCTCACTCCATCGGACATGGATAAGCAGTTTGAGATTTTGAACAAGGCCATCCAGTCGGAAATATTTATCAGCCACAGGGTCGTAAACCCGATGCTATTCGGAGTGAAGACCGAAGGCCAACTGGGAGGCAGGCAGGAACTGGTGGAGGCTTACGAACTATTTAAGGCTACCTATGTCAATGACCGTGTCCGCAAGGTGGAGCGCATGATTAACTATTTGGGTTCGTTCAATGGCGTGGAAGGAATGGAACTTATCCCCGTGGAACCCATCACGGAGCGACTATCCGAGCAAGCCCTGCTGCAAATAATGACCCCCGAAGAACTCCGTGAGAAAGCGGGCCTCCCTGCGTTGGAAAAGCAACCCGCCGATGTGGTCGGACCCAATCCCCAACCCGACGAGCAACCGCAAACGCCCGTGGTCATGGGCAACGACAACATCAAGAAACTATCGGGCCGTGAGTATCAGAACCTCATGCGAATCGTCCGCCATTACGCCCAAGAAAAAATCACCTTGGAGATGGCCCGCACGATGCTATCCGCTGGTTTCGGTCTAACCCCCGACGAAGTGAACACCCTCCTTGGCGTGCAGGAGCAGGCGTTTTCCGAGCCTATGTGGGGCGAAGAAGACACCGAGGACTACGGATGGGGCGAGGAAGAGTTCAAGGTCTTGGAGGTGGTCGCAAGCAAGTTTGGGAGCAGTTCCGACGAGTATGTGGTCATGCACTCCAAGCCCATGCGGTTTGACACCGACTTAGACGACCAGGTCCGTCAAGCCTTCGCTGAACTGGGCGAGGAAGAAAAAGAACTTGACGAGAAAATTGAAAAGTACCGCAAGAAGAATCGGGACGCAAGCGTGGAAGAAATGGCCAAGGAGTTCGGGGTCAGCAAGGCGAAAGTCGCCAAGCGGGTCGCTTACCTAATCACAAAAGACCGTTACCCCATCGCAAGGGCCGTGGACCAAATCGCCAAGGAAGGAGCCAAGCCAACGGATGAACCCGTGCTGGAGGTCCGCTACAAATACTCTTGGGCGGCAGGATTCAGTAACAAGGATAAGAGGACGAGCCGTGAGTTCTGCAAGGTCATGCTGGACCTCGCTGACCAAGGCAAGGTGTACACACGGGACGACATCAATGGTATTTCCAACATCATGGGATATAGCGTATGGAACCGCCGTGGTGGATGGTATCATACCGCAAGCGGAGTGAATCGCCCTCAATGCAGACACATTTGGGAGCAGCAACTCGTCATCCGCAAAGGCAATAAAATCACGAAAGCATGAAGGCACTCTTTATCAGCGAACAAACCCTGCTGGACAACTCGGTCATAAACGAGAATGTATCGTTCACGCAGATACGGCCCACCATCGTCAAAGTGCAGGAGATGCGGATTCAGCCTATCGTTGGGTCGGCCCTGTACTCTGAAATGGTGACCCAAGTGGTAAGCGGTACGACCACGGCCCTGAACACTACGCTCTTGGAGGACTACATCCAACCCGCCATGGTGCAATGGCTCTACTACGAGTTACCCATGGTCTTGGCGTTCAAGTACATGAACAAGGGAATGGTCCGCAGAACCAGCGAGGAATCTTCCCAAATGTCCATGGACGAAATCACCCGCCTCACGGACAAAGTGAAGAACGATGCCGAGTGGTACTCCGAAAGGATTACCAGGTACTTGATGGAGCAGAAGGCCAACTACCCCTTGTTCAACTCCCCGCCATCGGCCTTGGACACCATCTACCCGAACGGAACGAATTACAACACGGGGATGGCATTGGATGCCCGCACCCTGCGCCGTGGTGCTGGACTTGACCGCCCTTGGCCCTATGACCCCTACTGCAATAACTGCTGAACATGGGCGCACACTCTAAAAACATTTTGAAACTACAAGCCTATGTCTTGGATACGAATAAAACAAGCACTCCTTGCTCTTGCAAATGCTCACCCGCAAGTAAACTCCTTCGGAACGGGGGACCCGCTTGCAATCGGGACCGACAACACGATAAACCTGCGAACCCCAAGCCGTGAGCGAATCGTCTATCCTTTGGTATTTGCGGATGTTCAGTCAGCGAGTACGGATTTGGGTAGCCTTAACCTTACTGTGGGTGTCTATTTTTCTGACCGAGTGGAATCCATTGCCACGATGGGTGGCGTGGTTTCGGGCAGTCCGACGCTCGGTTGGCAGGATAACGAAGACGAGGTTTTGAGCGACCAACTGCAAATCGCTCAGGACTTCATTTCAGCCCTTACAAACGACCCGACGCAAGAGTGGACCCTAAGTACCTCCGTATCGCTTACGAGGTTTGTGGAGAGCCGTGACGACCGCACGGCGGGGTGGGTGGCGACCTTGTCGTTCCAACTTCCGTATAGTCATTCCATTTGTGAAATTCCGACCTAACCTACATTTACCCTAAAGCAACCAAACAAAATGCCAACCCCAATCTTACAACAAATGCTCGGACAGGGCGGCACGATGGAATTCGTGGACGCTGCCGTCACGGGCAAGAATTACGACTTCATTGTGGTCAATGTGGCCGCAACCTTTACGACCTTGACGGGTACGGGCAGCGAGAACCTGCTGACGGCCTACGCAATGAGCGGCAAGTCCGTGTCCGCTGGTATCGTCATCAGCGGCAGGAACGGCGGCAAGATTACAGCGGTCACTCCGAGCGTGGGTAGCGTCATCGGTTATACATTTCTCTAAGCAATGTTCATCGGCTACGGCTACGGCTACCCCCGTTCAATGGTGATGGGCAAGACCCCCGCAGAACTTGCGTGGGATGCCTTCAACGCCCGTGCTACGACCGACGGGGCAGCAGCGGCAGAAGCCGCCGTCAGCGGTTGCCTGCAAGCCCGATTCGCTTTGATATTCAATTTCTAATATGCCCACGCCTTCACTGCTCATAGTCCCCGCTCGTTTCAAGACGGGGAAACTATACTCCCAAATCCCAACCAGCGGGGCGGGGGACTTCACCGTTACCCGCAACACCGAGGCACGGCGGTTTGATTCTGCGGGGCTTATTGCATCCGTTGCATCGGGCATCCCCCGCTTGGACTACTACACCAGCGGCGGCGTGACGGGGTGTCCTGCATTGCTCGTTGAGCCTGCGGCGACGAATGGAATCCTCAACTCTGCTGACACAAGAACCAATTGGACGCTTGGCGGAAGCCTTACGAGCGGGGCCATTGATGTTATCGGGGTATCGGGTAACAACATAACCGTTGCCGCAAGTGGAAGTGGAATTGCCTTTGCTGCTGGGCGATACACCCGTGGCGCAAATGGCGTCGCTCTTGCAAGTGGAAGCACCTACACCATTAGTTTTTTCTTGAAACAAACAGGAACACACACGATTGCGGCTTACTATGCCGTTATTGGTGGTCAAGACCTATCGTCGGGGTTTAATGTCAGCGGCTCGTTTAGTAGTGGGTCAATTTACAATCCAAACAACGCAACCAACAGGATTCGTAGAGTTGAACGATTTGGAACGGATGTGTTCCGATGCTCGGAAACTTTTACAATGACGGCAAGTGCAACTTTAACGAATTTTCACTTTGCACCCGTTGAAAGCGTCACATCGGCAAATAACTCCGCAGTCGGCACAACGATGGGCTTCGCTGCCCCGCAGATAGAACTCGGTTCCGTTCCCACAAGTTTCATCCCCACCACCACAGGAACGGGAAGCCGAAGCGCAGATGTGGTATCCGTGAGCGGAGCGGTCAGCGGGTCCATCGGGCAGACGGAGGGGACGGTTTATGCGGAGGTGGATATTCGGAACTTGGCGAGAGAAACATACCTTATTAGGATAGACGAAGGAGCGGCAGCAAATGTCATTTCTTTGCGAAAACTTGACACTAATCTTATACGAACCGCAATTACCGCTCCAACAACATCGGGAACGCTTAACATATCAAGTGCAGCATTTACTGCTGGAATAGTCAAAATCGCTTTTGCATACAAGTCAGGCGAAATCGCTTTGAGCGTCAATGGCGCAACGGCTTTAACAGCAAATGGTACATTCTCTTTTGCTGCTTCTTTGAATAGAATAACCCTTGGTAGTAATGCGAGTGCAAGTAGCGAGTTCAACGACCGCATCCGTGCCGTGGCCCTCTACACTACAAGGCTTACCAACGCCGAACTCGCAACGCTGACCACCCCCTAAGATGGCCACCTTCCGCAAGTTCGCCTTCCCCGACGGGGCCACCGCTGACA